CCAGTATAGGCTTCCTGCACGATATGGGCAGTCGGGTATTCTGCCTTGATGTTGCGGATCTGACGGTCAATGCTCTGTTTTGCAGTAGAAATTCTGCAATAGCCATAAATGCTCATAACTCTTTTCTTTCTGTATCAAAAATGCCGTTCGTCATTTTAGCGTTGCCGATTTGCTGACGCAACTCTCTCAAATGATAGAGAATTTGATACTCTTTTACCTCTACGGCATTTTTAATACTTTCCCGGCACAAGTTGTCATTTCTGCTTCACATAGGTCTTTATAAATTCTTTCACTGTGACACATGGCTTTTGATTTTTCTCTGTTCCTCCAAACGGAGCGTAGTTCCAGTCGGTGTCCTCGTCAATATATCGCCGCCCATCGTCCGGCAGTTCCAGCGGTTCCGCAAGGATGATGGTGCCCCAGTGGTTGACCATCACAAAGGGCGCGATTTCACAAGGGATACCCCGGCATTCATCATCATGCCGGACATCGTAGGCATACAGACCATCCGGGACAGTATCTCTCTTGATACGGATGCTGGTGAACAGTGCAGGCTTTCCGCAAACCGTGATTTCTTCGTAACGTTCGGTCATTGCATTAAAGGTCATAAGGCGTTCCTCCTTAAATTTCAATGATAAAAGCTCTGAATTTCTCTTTGTAGAAATCCATTGCACTCTGCGGCAGAGAAGTCAGATTTCCTTCGTTGTCACATCCGGCCAGAAATCCCGGCCCGGCAAGAACATCGGCTCCATCCCACAGCGGACGATTGAGCGGCAGGCCAAGCAGCTTGCCTTCATCATTGCAGACCAGTGTGACCTCTGAACCGGTATCACTCAATGTGATGCATTCGATCAGCCCGCCTACAAAGTTCTGCATGGCTTCAAGGGTGTTGTTCAGTTCGATTTCCTTTGGCAGTTCCATCGGCAGGAGAGCAAGAACTTTGATCTTTGCTTCTTTCACTTTGAAATCTCCTTATGCTACGTTCAATCTGGTGGCTTTGTAGCAGTCAGCGCACATTCCCTCATGGGTGGCGGCAAACTCTGCCGCCTGCATGATGGAGCCATCCTTCAGCTTGACCCTCTTGATAGGCTGGTTGCACCGGGCGCAGATGCAGGGCACAGGCGGCTGTTCCTGCTTCGGGCTAGCGGATCTCGGTTTCGGCTGCTTTTGCGGTTCTGCCTCCGGCTGCGGTGCAGCATCTTCCGGCAAATCCTCTCCGGCATAAACGTACAGGCCAAGGCCAAACATAGCAAGGTTCTTCACCAAGCACCGCATGATAGCTTTATTCACATCGAACATGGAGGCTGCTTCTACGGTGCGTTCTTCCATGCCGACTTTTTCACGGCGGCGAGTCTGCGGATTGTAGTCCCATTTCGGAGTGGTGTAGGTGTAAGGGGTGGCTTTCATCGCTTTATTTGCGCCATCCAGTACAGGCAGCCACATTTCGTGCGAAACGCCCTCAATCGTGACCGAGGTATACACCATGAAGCCGGTTATGGGGTCATAAACATAGGGTAGGCCGTTGAATTTCTTGACCTCATAGCTGGCAGCGGGATACAGTTTTTTCACCTCTGCCCAGGCATACGCCCAGCTTACATATTTCAGCTCGGTATTGCCGGACTTCTTGACTTCCAGATGATCTTTGAAGTCGATAGCGAATAATTTTACGAACGGATTTTCTGTAGCCATAATCAAACCTCCAAGAAAAAAGGCGGCAGAGAAGCTGCTCTCTGCCGCCATACAATTATGCCGCATGAACGATGGTAAACCTGCGGCTGCTTACATTTTTGCTGTATTGGTTGAAAATGTCCGGCTGCTCTTTCCGCAGGCGTTGGGAATCCACACGCTTACTTTCGGAGGACACCCACGATACCTTATAGCCCGGTGCTGTGCCATAGGCGGCATCCTGCATTTGCAGCTTGACTTGCTGTTCGATAGCCGTTTTCTCCTGTTCCATCTGCTCGATTTGGTCAGAAAGCTCCTGCCGCTTATCCAGAAGTCCATGCAGGGCACTCAGGTCAGCGGTCTTGTCCCGGTTGTCTACCTCATAAAGCTGGTTGATCTGCTGAGTGTCGCACTCGCAGCCGTTGGGTGCAGGGGGAATCTGGGGCACAACATGGTTCGTCCAGAAAAGTTCTTCCTTATCAATGAGATCAGAGAGCACCTGCTTATCTGTCACGATCTTGTGGATCACCAGCTCTCTGCCGAAAATCAAAGCCGCCACATACCAGCAGTCGAAGCCGCTGACGGCGAGATAATGGTCAACCTGCGCCAGATAGTGAGCCGGGATTTTGCCATCTGCCCACTTGTCCGCAGAGAACGGAGAAACCGTTTTGCATTCCAGACCAGCCTTCTGACCAACGATCAGACGGTCGAAGTCTGCCAGAAGCAGCGGATGTTTCTCGCTCTGATAGATGGCGTTTGCTCTGCGCACTTTCAGCCCAGTTTCCTCCGAGAAGCGCTGTGCCACATAATCCTCCAAGTCACGACCCTGCCGCATGGCCTCGTTGTCGATATTTTCAATGGTATCGCTGATTTTATCGTGGTACACCTGAAATGCCGAGCGGTAGGGATTCAGGCCAAGGATAGCCCCAGCATCCGTGCCGGTAATGCCGCGTTTGCGGTAACGGAGCCAATCTTCTTTGGACAAGTTCCGTGTAGATATAAGCCTTTTCATGCAATGTTTAGCCTCTCTTTCATCTGTTCTTCTACAATGGAGAAATCGTATTCCACCAAGTCTTTGATAATCGTGGAAAACTCATCCACCAAGGTACGGTCATCGTCCAGCCACAGGGCATACAGAAAATCCAGAATGTTCCGCTGCACCCGGAGATGGTTCCAGAAACGCTCGTCCATCTGCTTTTCGGTGTCCAGCGTAATCAAGGCACTGACAATGGTGCTTTTCATCGTAATCTCGTATGCCGTGGTGCAAGTAGGCTTTGGAAAATCGGCTTCGATGCTGTTCAGGAACTCAGAAAATTCCCGGACAGCCCGGTTGCTCACATCGTTCATACGTCCTCCTTTATGCTACTGCCAGCACCATCTTGTATGCTTTGTCGATCATGGGATTGCCCTCTGCGGTGCGCAGGAACAGGTTTTCGTTGTAGTTGCGAGTTTTACGGATGGGATCTGCATGGGTGGCAAAGTCGGAAACAGCGTTCACGAACCGCCAGCCATTCTTACCGACCCACTCCAGATCGGGTGCATTATAATAGCGAGCCTTCAGATCTTCCTGCAAGCGCAGGTTGTTCTTCCGCTGACCATCGGACAAGTCCTCCGTAATCGGGAAGAACTCATTGATGAACTCCTGCACCTTGCGGTCAGACAGCTTGATGGTGGTCAGCTCATGGATGCCCTTGCCCAGCTCCCCCATGTAGCTGTTGGCAAGCTGTAAAGTCTCACGGGCATCCTGCACCCGGAGTAGAACATTTTCGGTGTGCTTTGCCGTCCAGATACGCTTTGCAGAACCCAGAGCCAGATTCAGGGTGTTCTGGCAGACCACACGAACCGGGGTCATGGCTACCTTCACACCAGAGCTGCCATCGTGACTGTTGAAAAACACAAGATATGGGGTCACTTCGTCTCCGGCGATGATGTATTTCTCCGGCAGCTTTGCCAGCATCCAGACCTTCTTGCCGCCCTGCAAAGAACCTGCAGTTTCGTAAGTAACGCCCTCACCCAGCAGGTCATCCGTGAACTGAAAGGCTTCTTCGTTCTGCACAATGCGGTAGCGGTCAGATACCACGCCCAGAACAGCATCATCGGTGCTGCGGACGTTAGCCCGATAGCCGGGGATCATAGCACCCGTGCCGGAATAGATGTTGCGGCTTTCCACCTGCCAATCCAGACCAGCCAGCTCCAAGGCTTCACGGCTTGCAGGGGCATCCATGATGATACGGCCAAGGCCGTGCCAGGGGGTCTCACGGACAGAGAACATGGTTTCAACATTTGCGGACATAATTTTTACCTCCAAAATTTTTGATTGTCTTATTTCTTTTCAATCTGATGAGCCGTCCAGACAATGATTTTCGCAGCACCTTTTCCGACCGCTTTCATCACCTCCACCAATACTTTTTCAAAGATTTCTGCCATTGATTTTTCCTCCGTCTTTCTGTAAAAATCAAAGACCAGTAAGCTGATGTGATTGCTTACTGGTCTTTCTATCCAAGGGTATAATATATCATTATATCTGCTTCAGATACGCCTAACTTGTACCAAGTGTGTCCGATGTGTCAGTGTTTTTGCGAATCAGTCTTATGTTTTCGTATCTTTCAGGTGTTTTATGGGTGGAGATATAAGGATATAATAAAACTTGTTTTGAAAATCTCTGACACAACCGGCACAGCCGACACAGCCTCCTACTTCTGCGTTTTCGACCAGATTCCCACAATCACCGTGAGATCATGCCATTCATTTTTGCGGATTCCCTGATTTCGGGACGCCTTAAAAGCCTTTGCCTCCTCAAAGGAAATCGAAAAGCGTGCCATCTCTACAAAGCCATCCATCGTATATGCTGCGGCGTTTCTCGCCCGTACCTCTGACATCTGAAAGTCGAGTGCCCAGCGAAACTCTTCATTTGTCAAAGGCGTAATCTGCGCCACACAGCTGTTGATAAGCTCCCGATCAACATCGTTCTTTGATGCCCGCTGCCATTCATCCAGCTTCTGCGAGATCAGATTCATGTCCAGCGCTCCACTGCGTTCATCCTCCTGTTCTACGCTCTCATACTGGGATTGCAGATTTGCGATCTGGTTGTCTAAGCCTTTGCGACGTTCCATAAGTTCCTGTTTGGTGATGATGCCGTCTGCACACAGGTCAATATACTTGTCCAGTCGCTCTCTCTGCTTAGCGATGCTCTTTTCCAGCATTGCCTTTCTGGAAATACGAACCGTCTTTTCCTCTGCCATGCAGCGGCTCAGGATCTTATAGACCTCTTTGACTGTCTTTCCCTTGTCAAATGTGAGATGTTCAAACACCTTTGCTGCCATCAAATCCAGCTTCCACTCACTGATGGCCTTGATTTGGCAGCCGATACTCAAATCAAGGCCATGCTCCTGCAAGTAACTGATGCTCGGCCTGCGTGTACGGCGATAGCACTGAAATCCATGAATTACAGCACCATCCCGGTTCACACGCCACTTGAACTGAATAAATCCTGCACCGCAGCTGCAACGCAATTTTGCCGTCCAGACCGACTTTGGCGTATTTCTCATGTACTTGTGCTTTTTTCCGTTTTCATCGATTACTCGTGCTGATCTCGATGCCAAAATCTGCTGGCATCTCTCCCACATTTCTTCCGAAACCAATGGTTCAAAATCCCCTTTCACATAGATGTAGCTGCTTTCATCCAGATTTTTGATACGCTTCTGCGTCAAATAGCCGTCACTATGGGATTTATTATAGCAAATGCATCCCTTATATGTTGCATTGTGCAGGACCCGACTCACCTTGGAAGCGTCCCACGAAACATGACCTCCCGCATCCAACCGTCCAAGACGATATAACTCTGCGACTATTTTCTGTAGGCCGACTTTACCACTCGAATACATCTGGAAAATCAACCTTACAGTTTCAGCCTGTTCCGGTTCGGGAACATAGGTTCCATTCACCCTGCGGTATCCCAAGATGTTTCCGTTGCCATACAGAATGTGCTTCTCCCTGCTGATTCTTTGCCCAGCCTTCACACGTTCTGAGATTTTGCGGCTTTCATCCTGTGCCATGGAAGACATGAGCGACAGTCGGAGTTCGCCATCATCGGCAGCCGTGTTGATACCGTCATTGATAAAAAGCACATCCACGCCCATAGCCTTCATCTGGCGCGTATAGGACAAAGCATCCACCGTATTTCGTGCAAAGCGGCTCACCTCACGGGTAATGATAAGGTCAAATTTACCTTTCTTTGCGTTCTCCATCATGCGCAAAAACTCTGGCCTCTTCTGCGCTTGTGTTCCGGTGATGCCTTGGTCTACGTAGACCTCCACGATTTCCCAGTCCGAATGCCGGGAACATTCGATTTTATACCACTCCAACTGATTTTCCAGCGCATTGATTTGCGCCTCATGCTCTGTTGAGACACGAGCATATACTGCTACTCGCATGTTTTTACCTCCATTTTCTTGCTTTTTCGGATAAAAAGAAAGGCTCTGGTAGAATCCTCCACCAGAGCCTTTCTCTGTTGCTTACGAAGCCTTTGCAGGCGGTTCTTCCTCCTGCTCACGCTTCATCCGAAGGAAGTTCTGATAGGTAGGCAGGTTCAGCAGTCCTGCCGCAAAAAGAGCTTCGATCAGACAGTAAGCCATCGCCTTTTCGTCAACGTCCATCATCGCAACACCTCCGTAGTGCTTGTGATCGTGCTTCGGCTCACAGATATAACGTATCATCGAAAATTCAGACGTTACGGACGAAGGCGGATACCATAGAATCCCCACACCGGGTTTTCCGAGGCGGTGAGACGCTTTCGGTCACGAACACCGCCAGCCTGCTCCATGTACTTGTTGAACGCTGTAGCGCTGCACGGACATGTGCCGTTTTCATCGCAACAGGCCTCATACGCCCTCCTCAAATCAGATGTAGCCGTAAAATAGTTGTAGTCCCCCATTTCACAGTGGTTTTCAAGGAACTCTTTAAGATAGTCCATCGAGTTTTTCCGCTGTATCCCTCTCATGCAGTCCACATCAGGAATCGGCGGAAACTGCCAGCCTTGCTTCATCAGTTTTCTGGCATACTGAAGTGCTTTCGTCACGATTGCATCGCGCTCCTTCCAGAGTTTTTTAGCAAGATCCGGGTCTCTCTCATCCTTCGGAACAGATTTCATGAACGGAAGGAAGATAATCCGGTCAAGAAATGCCGGATCGTTTGAATCGATTCTCAGGGGAAAATTGGTTGCAAACAAAAACTTCATATTATGGTCGAGCTTTAGAGACCCCTGATTTTTGCGCTGGATTTCGATGCTATCTCCACCGGTGATCCGCTTCAGTTTGGACACTGCACTCGCATTCAACACTTCCTGCGGAAGATCCAAGGAGATGTTGATTCTGGAGTACAGCAGCGACTCCGTTTCAAACTTACCGCCCAGTTCACCAAGCGAGAGGTTGCTCACCGAGTTTTCCGGATAAAGTTTCTGTATGGTATTGCCCAAGATACTCTTGCCAGAGTTCGGAGCATACCCCATAACGAAGAAATATTTTCCGTTTGAAGGCTCAATCAGAAGATACCCAAGCGCCATCATAAAGCGCTCCTTCAGATCTTCACGCCCCTCAGTAACCGTATCAAGAAACTCGTCGAACACCGGGCTTTCGGCATCTTCATCATAGCAAGCATCCAGAACGGTAAATGTTATACGCTTGGAGCTATGATGTTTCAGCTTCATTTTATTGAGATACAAGATCCCGTTTTTCAAAGGACAATATGGTTTATCTTTCAGCGAATCTTCGTACTTCAAACGAGGATTCGCCTTCATACATTTATAAATATCCAGATGATTTCGGAGATTTTTCACCCCGTCAAGCCCTGGACTTATGTATTGACGGTAAAGAGATACGACCCCCTCAGCGTTAATCGATTCATAGTATCGATCATTATAATGGTATAACACGGATTTCCTATAGAGAAAGTCCGTTTTTTCAAGCAGATCTTCTTCCATCTGGCAAACAGATGGTTGCCTAAACCGCCCCTTTGCTGGCGATTCCTGTTCGCCATTGGTAAATTGTGCATCTTCATCACCCCCTTCCACAAAAGCAGCCAGTTTCAAAAGATCTACACCCTCGGATGAAGCATTGGCCTTTTCTTGGCTTTCTTCTTGGCCTTCTTTTTTTGTTTTTTCTTACGTTTTTCCTGACGCTGCTTCGACGCCATCTCATACATCGAAACAAACGGCTCATCGCTGTTATCAGGAAATTCGTCCGGATATTCACCCATATCTTCTTCAAATACAAGTGAGTCCGTATCCGCTGGTGAGCCGCGTCGTTCCACTATCATGGGCTCATCATCTGGGCCTGAGTCAGGTTCCAGACCACGCCTTGGCACAATGAACGACTGGTCATCATCTGGTGGTTGGCCTGTGTAGTCTTCATCGCAAGAATCAGAATCATATGGATTGTTCCACTTCATAATCATTCTCCTTTACTGTAATTAAACTTAGCCACGGCACTTTTTATAATTTGCGATAGTGCTTTGGCTAATTTGATATTATCAGAAACCGTCTCCTCAAGCCAGAAAGGAAAATCAAAAAACAAATTTCGATTTTCCTTTCTTGACATATAATTTTAGACATGATATAATTATAATTTATGCAAAACTATATTATTTCCACACGAAAATATGGGGCTGTCGCATGTGCAACAGCCCCATATTTTATTTTTTGGCCCTACTATTAACTGCTTTCCTATTTTGCTCTTTATTACGCCCTATCCTCTTTTGGCTTCAATTTCTCTTAGTTCCTTAACATTACGTTTCATGGCTTTTATTCTCTCTTCCATTGTTTCCCTTTCAATGCTTTCATCAAGGTCTTCACTCAGCTCAACTATTTCTCTTTCGCATTGATCTAATCTCATCGCAATGTTTTCAAAAATCCATATATTATTAGAAGATACATGAGGATACTTAAAATTCAAACATTTTACTTTTTCGTACAATGACTCTAGACAACCGTTCACAATGCTTTCATTTTCTTTTTCATATGGAAAAATTTCTTCCAAACGTTTTAGCATCATATTACCTGTAAATAAAAGCTGTGGATTATACGCCAACGAAGCCAATCCCTCATTTATCATAATATGTAATACTCGGTCTTCTTCATACATGATTCCCGTCTTTTGCATACGGCTAATAAATCCCTTAATAGATTTTTCTTTCCTAAATGGAATTCCTCCATTTAGAATCCATGTAAAAAAACTCCTGTTCTTTACGGTCAATGGGCATGATTTATCATCATACTCCGTTATCTTTTTTTCACGAAGCATTCCCCTACATTCTTCAGATTTACATATCAGAAAGTCATATCCCTTTACCACCTTCCCACTCGGAAGTGTTATCTCTCCTATCACAGCATTCAATTTTCCTTCGAGCATTTCTCTGAGATCATTTAGGCTTCTCAATGGGTTAGATATTTTTGGACCTTTTCTATAGTCTCTTAAATCAACGATTTTTTCAAATCTGTTATCACTAATATCTTCTTTGCTTTTTAAAATATCTACTATGTTCTCCTTGCATTCATAATCAAAGTCAGGGGCAAATATCTCTCGGCTTTTCCATATCCAGTATCTTTTTAGATACTGATCTAATGTCTGTATCTTGCCTCCGATTATGAAATCATCCTCCGCACATTCTTCGCTAAGCAAATTTTCAATTTCCTGTCTTTCTTGCTCCGTCATTTATATATCCTCAATTCATTGAATTCTCGACTAAATCAAAACCCTCCCCAGCAAAACCATTCAGTTTCACCGGGGAGGGTTTATCATACGTTTATCTTCCCATGTTTTGCACGATTAGTGCATCTTCATGCAACAATCTTACTTTCTGGGATTTTTGATCGCAGCCTGAGCAGCAGCCAGACGGGCAATAGGCACACGGAAGGGAGAGCAGCTGACGTAGTCCAGACCGACGTTGTGGCAGAACTCCACGCTCGTGGGATCGCCGCCGTGCTCGCCGCAGATGCCCAGACCCAGATCGGGGCGGGTCTCGCGGCCATCATGGGCAGCCATCTTGACCAGCTTGCCGACGCCGACCTGATCCAAATGCTGGAACGGATCGCTCTCGTAGATCTTGTTCTCGTAGTATGCGCCCAGGAACTTGGCAGCGTCATCACGGCTGAAGCCAAAGGTCATCTGGGTCAGGTCGTTGGTGCCGAAGCTGAAGAACTCAGCCTCCTTGGCGATCTCGCCGGCAGTCAGGGCTGCGCGGGGGATCTCGATCATGGTACCGACCTGATACTTCATGTCAACGCCGGCAGCAGCGATCAGCTCGTCAGCAACCTTGACGACAACGTCCTTGACGAACTTCAGCTCCTTGACCTCGCCAACCAGCGGGATCATGATGTGCGGGGTGATCACATGGCCGGTCTCAGCAGAGACGTTCAGAGCAGCCTTGATCACAGCGCGGGTCTGCATAGCAGCGATCTCGGGGTAGGTAACAGCCAGACGGCAGCCACGGTGACCCATCATGGGGTTGAACTCGTGCAGAGAAGCAACCACGTTCTTCAGGTCTTCGTAGGTCATGCCCATGTCGGCAGCCAGTTCCTTGATGTCCTCGTCCTTGGTGGGCAGGAACTCGTGCAGGGGCGGGTCCAGATAACGGATGGTCATCGGGCGCTCACCCATGATGCGGTACATAGCCTCGAAGTCGCCCTGCTGGAACGGCTCAACCTTGGCCAGAGCAGCCTCGCGCTCTTCCACGGTGCGTGCGCAAATCATCTCGCGGACAGCCTTGATGCGGTCCTCAGCGAAGAACATGTGCTCGGTACGGCACAGGCCGATGCCCTCAGCACCCAGATCCACTGCCTGCTGTGCGTCACGCGGGTTGTCGGCGTTGGTCATGACCAGCAGCTGACGAGCTGCGTCTGCCCAGCCCATGAAGCGGTTGAAGTTCTTGTTGCCGGTAGCGGCCACGGTAGCGACCTGCTCGCCGTAGATGTTGCCGGTGGAGCCGTCGATGGAGATCCAGTCGCCCTCGACGAACTTGTGGCCGTTGATCTCGAAGGTCTTTGCCTCCTCATCGATCTTGACCTCGTTGTCGTTGCCGCAGCCGGAAACACAGCAGGTGCCCATACCACGTGCAACAACGGCTGCGTGGCTGGTCATGCCGCCGCGGACGGTCAGGATGCCCTGAGAGACCTG